CCAATGATTGGCGTGTTAGATTAAGCATGGCTAAATGGACCAGTTTCAATGGTAGCCCAGTATTAAAACCATTAAAAGATGCAGGCGGATTAATATTTCCTTACACTCCTAAAATCAACATTGCATCAACAGCAACTTACGGAACAATACCAACTAATCACACAAACTACACATTCCAAAACTTCAAATATAGTGACCCAGGAACAATAAGTATTACAGCGCCTATGTATGTTTCCGATGCTGCCGAAGGCCTGTACTGGATTGCAATGGTACACTATTTAAGAAGTTTAACCAAAATGTTTACAGGAAATGATCCAAAAGCCGGAAACCCTCCTCCCATTATATTTTTAAATGGTTACGGCAATTATGTTTTTAAAAATGTTCCTGTAGTTGTAAAATCTATGCAAGTGAGTTTAGACAGTACTTGCGATTATATCAGTGTACCAGTGGTAGGCTCCGCCGCTGGAGAAATAGAAGGCCTTACTGATTCAATCAGCGGCACTGCTTCAGCATTAGGCGGATTGTTTGGCGGCACAGTTGGCAGTATTGCCGGAGCAGTTGGCAGCATTGCCGGAGGAATAGGTCAAGTTGCTGGACTTGCAGGAAGTCTAGGATTTGGAGGGTCGGTCAGTGGCGGCACTGCACATGTTCCAACAAAAAGTAGTTTTATTGTAACATTACAACCTATCTACAGCAGAACCAGCAGTCGCAAATTCAGTCTTGATAGATTTGTATCAGGCGGTTATCTCAACAGTCCTTTTGGATATATTTAAAATGGGTGCAACTTATAAAAATACAAGTCCTTGGTTTGCCACTCCTATCAAAAAAAACTATCTAGATGTTTTGAGAATTAGGACAGTTAGTGCTGAGCCTGATGATTTTTTATACGGAATAGAAAGTCAGTACACTTACAGACCCGACTTGTTGGCATTTGACTTATATGGCGATCCTGCACTGTGGTGGGTGTTCATACAACGCAATCTTGATGTGCTACAAGATCCAGTGTTTGATTTTGTTCCAGGAAAGAACATATATATTCCAAAAAAATCAAGTCTGTTTAACATACTGGGATTATAATGAGTTTTCTTGATCAAGCAACAAGTGCAGTTGGCAAGGTGGCAAAAATTGCCGGAGTTGCGGTCGCGGTATCTAAGGTAGTTTCTAGTTTGGGATCTGCTTCAGGACTATCGTCACTTGTGGATGCTGTATCAGGAGCCTTCAAATCTTTCAACACAATCTTCAAACAGCTGGAGGGCGTGACGTTGCCAATGCCCAATCCGTTACATGCATATGCAAGTTATAATTATATTATAGGATTAGGTGTATTGACAGACGAGGAACTGGATGACCCGGCCGCAAGCTATATGGGCGTATCTAGACCACGTTTAATTTGCAAATCAGCCGCAATGGATCCAAATAACCGTGTGGAAACTGCTTATGGAAAATTTGATTTCTTCATAGACGACCTAGTATTTGAAAGTCAAATAGGGTTGCAAGACGGCGAAAACACCAATGTTGGCAACATAACTTTTAAGGTAACTGAACCATACAGCATGGGCATGTTCTTAACGGCCTGTCAACAACTTGCACTTGAGCAAGGCCACGACACTTGGCAAGAAGCACCATACATATTGAGTCTGGAGTTTCGCGGCAACACAGAAACTGGTAAATTAGTCAGTATTCCAAAAACTTCTCGATATATTGTTATACAGCTTTGTGAGCTGGATTTTTCAGTATCCGATAAAGGCACAGTGTATAATGTAATAGCAATTCCATTCCCTGCAACAGCACTTACAGATGCCAACAGCAATCTTACTAGCGATGTAACAGTCTCTGGCGCAAGCGTACAACAGATATTGCAGTCTGGAGAAAGAAGTTTGCAAGTTGCACTGAACAAACGACAACAATTATTAGTTGACTCTGGCGTAATTGATGTGCCTGATGAATACCTCATATTGTTCCCGCAAAATTTGTCTTCGGAATCAACCAGTTCAGCATTTGGAGACTCTGAGAATTTCGCTCCGGCCAGCGGCAGTACTAATATTGCATCAAGCTCGAATGTAGAAAAGTCGTTGGGTGTGTCAAGAAATGGTCCAACCAATAACTTGGAACAAAGCGGCGACCAAGCCAACGAAATTGGCAAAGCATTATTGGACTTTGATGGAGATAGCGCAACACGAGATGCAGTGCCGGCCGGAAAAGACAGCGAAGTTTATGACAACAAGTCAGGAACATTTTTCAAAGGCAAATTAACAATAGATCCAGGAAAAAGCGACTTCAAATTTGCACAAGACACGGACATTGTTAATGCAATCAATCAAGTGGTATTAAAAAGCACATATATTAAAAAAACATTTGACGCACAAAATTTAACACCAGAAGGATACAGAAAGTGGTGGAGAGTGGATGCTCAGGTGTATAATGTTGGACCAACCAGAGCCAACACCGGCACCAAACCCAAACTGTTTGTGTACAGAGTTGTGCCGTACAATGTGCATTCCAGCAGATTGATGCCAGCAGGCAAACGAGCACCTGGATACGATGCATTAAAATTACAAGTAGTCAAGGAATACAACTATATCTACACAGGTCAAAATATCGATGTTTTAAAATTTGATATAAAGTACAATACTGGATTTGCATATGAGTTGGCCGCTGACGGATTACAACGAACTCAAGACAGTGTCAAAGAAACTGCCGCCGGCGGCAGTAAAGATAATGAAAAAGAAATAATAAATCCCATGCCACCTGGACAATTACCTACTCCAGGCACCACTTCAACTGTTGTGAAATTTATAAAGACATTGACTGGAACTGACAAAGGCGGCGGAGGATCTGCAGATAGTCAAGCTACTCGCGCGGCACGGCTGTTCCATGATGCAGTAACCAATAGTCACACTCAGATGATGGATTTGGATATGGAGATTATTGGAGATCCTTATTTCATCGTACAAAGCGGCCAAGGCAATTACACTGCATCAGCAACACAATACACTAATCTAAACGACGACGGATCAGTAAATTATCAAAACGGCGAAGTGGATATAATTGTAAATTTTAGGACACCCATAGATATTAATCAAGCAAGCGGGTTATACAATTTTGGCGGTGGCACTACTGCGTTAATGACTCAGTGGAGCGGCCTATATTCTGTTACTGATGTCACTAGCACTTTTAGAGATGGACAATTTAAACAAACATTAAAGGGTTTTAGAAGGCCATTACAAGAATTGCTGGAAGAAGCAGGCATAACCGATACATACGGAACATCACAACCCGCTGATCCAAAAGCAGAAGACGTGGCCACAGAGGAAGAATAATGGGTTCTGAAAATAATTTTAACTATGCATCTACAGGATCACCTGATGCTAGACCAGGGCCGTTTCTTGCCACAGTAATTGGTCACCAAGATCCTACATACATGGGCACTATTGAAGTTGAGTTGTTGAGACCAACAGGCAATACCAGCGACGAAACTTCAATTCACCAAGTAAAATACATGAGTCCATTTTACGGAGTTACATCAGCAAGTCATCTTGGCGAAAACGATGACTACGCCAGCACACAAAAAAGTTATGGATGGTGGGCAGTACCGCCTGATGTGGGCACCACTGTTGTGGTAATTTTTATTGACGGCGATGCTCGTCGTGGTTTTTGGATTGGATGTGTGCAAGATGAAGGCATGAATTTTATGGTTCCTGGCCTTGCCGCAACACAAGAAGTTGTTGAAGATCCAGAAGCTGACAATGCCGGAAGATTAGGCAGAGTTCCTGTAGCAGAATATAACAAAAAAGTAAATGATTTAAAAGATCCAGACGTTACAAAATTACTCAAACCCAAACATCCGTTAGCAGACACGTTAGACCGCCAGGGGTTGCTGTTTGACGACACCAGAGGAATCACAACCAGTAGTGCTAGACGAGAAGTTCCTAGTATGGTATTTGGTATGTCCACACCTGGGCCTGTGGATAAACGAGATGGCGCCCCTCGTGGACGCATTGGCAAGAAAGAATGGAAAATTGACAATGCATTTGTAGGCAGACTTGGCGGCAGTACTTGGGTCATGGATGACGGTGACTCTAGATTTTTACGAAAGAAAACAGCAAGTGAAGGTCCGCCGGAGTATGCATCTTTAGAAGATGGTGATACCGATGGTGACGTGGAAATTCCACACAACGAACTAATACGTTTTAGAACTAGAACTGGGCATCAGATACTGTTGCATAACAGCGAAGATTTAATTTACATTACTAATGCTAGAGGTACTGCATGGATTGAATTTACCAGTGATGGAAAAATTGATATTTTTGCACAAGACAGTATCAGTATCAAAACGGATAAAGATTTAAATTTATATTCTGGCAGAGATATTAACATAGAAGCAAAACGCAATTTCAATGTCAAAGTGCATGAAGAAATGCATACACATGTGGTTAAAGATCACGTGTTAATTGTAGACGCAAATCAAAAAATTCATGTAAAAATGGATGTTGACAAAACATACGATCAAAAATATACACATCATGTCAAACAAGATGTAAACAAATTATATGATACTAATTACCTGCAATATGT